ACCCCAATCCCTATAATAATTTTGTCTAGTGAAACAAAACCAAAAATTATTGTCGAAATTGAAACAAGCAGAATTGCATAGAATACAAATAGCCCGATTTTTTCTTTAAATTTCATACCAGCCCCAAAAAATAACAATTCTTATTAGTATCAATTAGCATACAATATTACACTTAAATTTGTATGACATTTTAGGTTGTCTTTATAATTTTTGAGCCAATCTTATATTTTGTTTCACAGACTTAATCTAATTCTCATCTTTTACATAAGTAAAAATATGCTCATTAAAGGTATTCTGTATTTCTAAAATAAAAATGAGAATATTTATGTTCAATTTTATTCAATTAACATATTTTTTGCGCATAAATATTCTCAAAACAATGAAGTATCCATTAAAGTGCTCTTACACAAATTCCAACGTGAACATTGGTATTGGCAGTATTTGCTGTACATCTTAGTAGTACGCATAAAACAAAAATGCTCACTATCAATGAAGATAATGAGCGTTTGCAGTGATGAATTACTTTTTTTGAAATAGTGCCTTTTCTTTAGTGCGTCGATTTGCAAGACCTTCAATACGTTTGCCGTTGTCAAAAACCCAACGATCAAATTGAATTGCAGCCGAAGTCCAACTGTTTTGATTAATAAGAGTAAGCATTGTGCTTTTTACAAATGCGGTTTCGCCTACGTTGTAGACAAAAGAAGCCAATGCATCAAACTGATTTTGATTAAGATTAACTTTGACGTTTTTATCAAGACAAGCATCAACCCATGCACAATCATTTTTGAGCCAAAATTCTGCTTGATCTTGTGTGCAAGTATCCCCTTTTTTAACTCGTACACCATTTGGATATTTAATTGTTCCATATCCAATGGTCCATACCCCACCCGTGTCTAAATATGCTTGTGAGCGAAATCCTTCAAACTCACGTATGATTGCAAAACCATTTTCTGAAATATCAAACTGACCTGTAACTGTAGAATCAAGTTTGAAACCAATTAGGTTTGCAAAAGTCTGAAATCCATTTACTGCAATAACAGCATCACCAGCTACAACCTGTTCTTTTGTTAAATGTCCTCCTGACATTGCTCGAAGCCATGAATACGCTTGGGCTATTTGTTGAGATCGATCAAAATTCATTTTCACTTTCCTATAGACGTAAAAAACCGACCCAAGAGGTCGGCTCATTGATTAATTTTTTAAATATTTTTTGTACTAGCAATACAAATGTAGATTTTGATTTTCTACAATTTTATTACTTATTCCTTTTGGCAATTATCGAAAAAACGTAAGATTTGGATTCTGTATCACTCCTGTTAGTTACGTACTGCATATTTAAGTTTTTATCATCCCATTCAAAAAGATCGATTTTAGAGACTTCAAAATTTATTTTGTTAAAAACGTATTCATTATAAAATTTGGCTTGAACAGATTTGGCCTCATCTTCAGAGTACCCATCAACTATTCCACCACGAACGGCGAAATGTATAAAATCAACAGTTTGAACGCAAATAATTTCAGAAATAATAATATCTTCCATTCTTTGTCTATAGTGTTGTGGTCTTTTAAGAAACTGAATATCGCCAGCATATTTATCATAATCCTCAGAATGGGAACCAATGAACCACCCTGTAATTACTTTTGGTTTGAAGTTGCTAATAATCTTAATATCATTAGCGCATAGATTGAAAATATTACAAATGTGGATAGTATCTTTAATACCTGCATTTAATAAGTTTTTTCTGGCTTTTTCAACAAGATACTCATTTTTATCAAGACTTAAAATTTCATTTTTTTGGGAAATATGTATCGTTCCCAACCCAATTCCAGTTCCAACCTCAAGAGTTCTCCCCTCAGGCATCACATTTGCTAATTTCTCATATAAACCTGAAAACTCGTAAGTATTTGAGTCTCTCTCCCACAAGTCAGCATATGTAATTTCATTTGTTAATTGTATATTCATCAAGTGGTTGCCTTAATTATTTTTAGAACACATTATACAATCTTCAAAAAAAAAGCTACGTTTTCGTAGCTTAGAAATTATCTTTAAAATCTTTAACCTCTTTGGCCACATCTAAAATCGTTGCACCCTCACGTGCATTAATATAATTAAATGTCCACCTAATGATCGCCCAGAAAGGTAAGCCCGCGGCAAAGAAAATACCCCCAACCGCACAAAGACCTGACCAAGTTAAAAGGTATTCATGCATTTCAAAATATTGAACTAAGAATCCCCCGCCTGCGATACTTCCAACGACTGTAGTAATTAAACTCACAACCCACTCATTACGGGTACGTGGCATTCGAGTCATTACGACAACTAAATAAACAAGTGCAGCAGATAAAGTAATAATCCCCAATAAAATCACCATTCCGTACACTTTAATTGCTGCCGCCACTCCAACACCACTACTTACTGGCTCTGCCATTTTTACTTTCTCCAGATAATAAAAAACCGCCTAAACGGCGGATTCTTTTGTTTTAAAGTTACACTTCGATTTGATATACAACGCCAGTGGGCGCACTTCGTTTTATTTCATTGCCACTGATATAAACTCGGTCTCCCACACTAAAAACTGTTGAACTGGTACACAGTACAAGCCCTGTACCATCTACGACTAAGACTTTGTAGTTTGGATGATCAGCACTCTGAACTGTTGCTATAAATTCAGGTGTTTTCGGAAATAAATCTAAAAGTCTTGATAATGCATTACTCACGATTCACCCTCTCTATTGATGTAGTTTGTGTGACCTTTTCATAACTAAATGATCCGCTGACACCATCCGAAATACCCCACCAGTCGCCATTAAAAGCAGTCAATTCACCTGGTAAGCACTGCCCGATTTCTTGCGTGATTGGCATCAATAAGCTATGTGTTTCAACCATGCCAGCTTTGGCTAGTACTTCACGTCCTTTGCTATGCATTGCTGTCGTTGATGTCAGCAAGGGACTATTTACCGACTCTTGCAGCACATCACCTGCAGTGCCAACACGCTTGATTTGGCCAGTATTTCCATTGCGGTCATTGGTCAGGAAAACCCCGTTATAGTCGGGGTACATTGTGTAATCTGTTGATAGATCCGTCACGACCGATTCGGGAATCACCCGATCGTACTCATCAATTGCAATCGAATCCCAAAATGTCTTTTTGTACTTGGCTTTAATCGTCAATGTATTGCTATCAGGCTCGCTATACACAAAACCACCTGCGGCATCAGCAATCATTTTAATAGCTGCAATCGGGGTTAAATTCGAATAGCTCAAACTATTTGTAGGTAGTACCCAACCCAATGCATCAATAAGCTCCCAATTAAGAACAATGTCGCTATTTACCCGGTCAAGTTCAGCTTGTACCAGTTGTACCGATGTTCGCTCATTCTCTTGAGTAAAAGAACGAGTTGGTGAATAAGGCGCGTCAAGTAATGCAGTCGGACTACGGCCAGAAAGCTTATAAACCTCCTTTGCAAACTGTCTTGATCTGGAAATATTTTCCAGCAACATGCGGTGCTCATTTCCATTGACCATGATTTTGAGAATTACGGGCTGGCCGCCCACGATAATCACCGTTGTTGACCTGAATTTCTTGCCCGTTGTCTAATCGAGTTACTTTTAAATCATTCACGATATACCACCAATTTTTATTAACGATTCTCGGTATGCAGTCATTAGCACCAAAATTTAAAATGAGATTATGCGAATCAATGTCATGGCACTGACAGATAAAATTCAGGTCAGTTGAGCCGACATAATCAGGTTTTGGCTGTGGTTCGATGGGGTCCACAGAAGATTTACGGTAATAGACTGCTTTTGCCACTTCCCAAGGGATTGAATCAGTTGTTACCAACTCCAAGCCTTTGTCATGTATGAACTTGAATCGCTTTTCAAACACTTCTGCGACTTCATGACTAAACGTAAATTTCTTACGCTTTCTAAACATTTCATCCCAGTCAGTCTCCCTGTTGATCAGCAACTTTTTAGACTCTTCAAATACCAACGTTCGAGCAATAAAACGTTTATCGTTCTCTTGCCATACAAGCTGATCGTCGTTAGAAAGCTTCGTTGTTTCTTCAAAGACCGATTTAACCGATTGCTGCAGCTGTAAAGTTTTATCAAAACCCGTTATCACTGCACTGGATAGACTTAAACCACGCTCAAAAATAAAGGCGCTGTTATGCGCCTTAAATCTTGCTTTGCCATATATCAGATGTTGTTCAAACAAGGTGGGCAAAGCTTTCTCATAAATGAAATTGCAAGCAAGGCTTACCCCGCGCAAGAAATTAATATCCGATGTTCCGTGACTCGCAGATATAAATGAAATATTAACAAACGCCATTAACTGCCCAGAATTAACAGTAACAGTATTTGAGCCAGTGATTAATGCAGTAAAAGCTAGTGATAATCTAGTATCAAGCTTTTGAGCTGAATAAGTCGCATCAAATGTGGCAGTTAAATTAAATGGCGATGATAGTGTTGATGGCTCAGGATTACTTAAATAATTTACAGTTACTAAGAACGGTTTTGATGGATTTGCCATTCCTATGCCCCATTCGGATACTCAGATGTTTGAGGAGTAAAGCTTGCTGTGTGACGGCACACTCCTTTTGTTATACGCAATTCATCAATAAATCCGTCAAAGTGCCAATAATTCATTGATGATCTATTATTGCCAGACGCGATTGAAACATTTGAAAAATAACATTTGAAAAATTTGGGCTAGTAAAAGCTACATTATTTTGATCAGTTGTTGTTCCAACTAGACTCCCATTAAAAAAACCGTATGTTGTAGTGCCAGATCTACCAAACTCAATATGATGCCAAGTATTACGTGTTAATGATGAATCGATTGAGAAATCAGCATTTTGAGTTGTAAAATTAGTCTTACAGTGTTGCAAACCAATTCTTGCTGTTGATGTATCTGAAATACAAAGATTCCAGCCACCGCCTGCACTCGAAATATCCTGGTACCCAACGCAAATTATTGGTATTAAATTCTGATAAACTGTGGCGTTTAACGGAATATAAACCCAAGCTTCAATAGTAAAATCTTCTGTAGCTCCAAATAAAAAGCCAGTCATATTACTAGTTGAAATATAGTTGTTTTTTGAAAAACGTCCGCTTGCACCGCCAAATTTGCTTTGTTCAGTTGAAATAATGGGGGTCCCAACTCTGCTCCACGTATTAGATTTTTGATCAATAAAACTGGTTGAGTTATTTGCACCATTAAAATGCAACAACGATGACACATAATTCCAATATTGGTCTCCTTGTTGTGCAATAACTATCACTTCATCACTTACTGCTTTATTGCCATCTCGCCATACAACAACTCGATAATAATAAGTAACGCCTTGAGTAACATTGTCATCAACATAAAACATCGATTTTAAGTCTGTCGTAATTGGTATAGGTAGGTTGTTAATGTCTGTCATCGATGATGTAGATCGATGGATGTCGAATGAATCAAAGTCACCAAACTGTGCAAACTCAAGTCTAATACCTGCCATATGTCACCCCGCCACTGGTTTTAAAATAATAGAGTCAAGCTTCTGGGATGAACCAAGCGCAATGTCATAGCTGTTTAAAATAATGTCTGTTCCCATAGAAAAGTCAGCTACGGCAACCCCAGCACCGTTATACAGCCTTGCCCACTTTGCGATACCTGCTTTAATTGCAAGGCCTGTGTTAGTTGGGTACAGCTCAATACCATCAGTAAGCAAAGACTTAAAACAAGGCTCTGGCAGATTGAGTGTAACCAGTCTTGCAGTAGGATCTGCAGCAATCCCAATATTTTCAGGTTTTGTATTATCGTAATAAATAAATGTAGCGTTTCCGCTACCCTGATCTAAGAAATTTGCAATCGCTTGCAATGCAATTAGCCCCGCAGCTAAAGAAGGATTCACACTCATTTCGCACCTACATTGTCTTGAATAACTGCGTTGTATTGTCTGTTAATGTCAAAAGCCACAATAAAGAATCGCGTTGTATTGTTCAGTCCTAAAAATGCATAATTTCCTTTTTCATCTGGTTTTTGAACCGAAACGGGATGAAGATTACTTTTACTGTAGAGAAGCACCATAGCATCCTTATACTGGGCACCCAGTTTCTTGGTTGTCCCCCGAATGTTTGCCAAGGTATTGTTTAAACCGAACCCAATATCCTGTAGCAAGTTTCCTGAATGCTTGACTGTCCTTGAACAAGGTCTCATTCCAACTCTCCCAAGTAGAAATACAACCCACCCACAAAGCTATCAGCCCCATCTATATATGCGCTATCCGAAACATACATACTGTTATCAGCAAGAATTGGTTTTGTTTCAGTAAAGCCACTGATGTTTTTACCCGCATAAAAAACATGATGCAGTGAGCCA